AGACTCCTTTTGAAATTGCCCCTCTTGACGGGGGCTTGTTTCTTTAACTCAATTACATCAAGTTAGCAACGCGGAAGATACGGTAGTATGCATTACGCTTAGAGTACAACTGACCATTGTCAGCATCAAGACCAGCAGCGAATGGATTTGCAACCATGCCGTAACGAGTCTTAAATCCAATTTTTGGTTGGAATGTGAACTGGTCAACTGCGCGAACCATTTGCAACGGTACGTATGGGCAGTAGAATAGACCAGCGTCATAAGGAGAAGAACCCTTATAACCGATAGTTACCAATTCTTGGTTGGATGTATATCCACCAAAGTATGGGTCGATGTACACTTTGATACGACCGTGTAGCAAACCTGCGAAGGTATTACCTGTGTCGTCAACTTGTAGGTCAGCAGAAAGAGCAGGAGTGTATTGCAACACACCAGCCATTGCCATAGCGGAAGCAACGTCAGACGATACGATCATCACGTTACCTTTACCACGACGAGTTTCTTTAGCAATAACGTTAGCATCACGTTCAACTTGGAAAATCATACCTTTGAAACGTTCAACAGACCAACGACCGTTGGAGTCGGTGTCTAAGTCGAATGTACCAGGAGTAGTTGTACCGTATTGAGCACCGTTCTTAGCAACAGTGTAAATTGTACGGATAACTTCACGGTTGATTTCAGCTAGAATTTCTGTAGACAGAATGTTAGACAATTCTGTTTCAGCGTCAAGACCGTGGATTGCTTTCAAGTCTTGTGCAAGTTCTAGTGAGTATTCAGCTTTCAACGCACGAGATTGAGCAGTTACAGTAACCTTTTCGATAGAGAAAGCCATCTGTGCAAATGCTGCATTCGCTGTACCATTGTCAGAACCCAAGAATTCAGCATTAGCCGTAGGCATGCCGATACCGGTTGTGAATGTGTTAGCTGTTGTGAAACCGTTACCAACTGGGTTGGTTAGTGTGTCACCAGTGGTGTTGTTAGCAAAACCGAAACGATTTGTGTTTGAAGAAATACCAGAGAACTGAGTATTAGCTTCGTTGAAGAATGCTTCTGTACCTTGTTGACCTGCATACTTAGCGCGCATTGCGAAGATAAGACCTGTAGGTCCTGTCATTGGCTGAACGCCAGCAACGTCATAAGCGATTAGGTTAGGTAATGCACGACGAACCAACGAAATCAAGATTGGGTCGAAGTTAGCGATAGAACCGCCAGTTGCATTTGTTGGACCACCAGCAGAGATTGTTTCATTCAACATTCCCATTTGAGCGCGGTCAGATGCCATTGCTTGAGATTGGTTCTCAAGAACCATAGCCGTTACGGCCTTCTTGTATGGGTCCTTAATTGCTTCCAATTCTGGATGTTCCAAGATTGGTGCCCATTTTGCTTTAAGTTCTTCTGATAGTAACATTAGGTACTCCTGTTTTATTGGTGATTGTAATTTATTTATTTAATTACAGATTTTGAGATTGCGTTTGCAGCGGCGTCAATCAGAGCATCACCGGACGATCTACGTGCTGGCTTATCTTCTGGTACTTCAACGCCTTCTTCGAGTGCAGCTTTATCAGCAAACTTAACAGTAGAAGGAGCATATGCTTCTTTCAATGTGCTTAGTTTTTCTGTAAATTCTTCATCAGACGTAAACTCAACGCTCTCTGCGAGTGATTTAAGTTTTTCGTGCTGAGTCTGCGTTAGACCCTCACAAACTGTTTGTATGGCCATGTTTTTCTTTTGTTCATTGATTTCTTTACGGAAACCAATAGAGCGAGAAATTTCTTCGTTCAATTTAGCTTCAAGTTCTTCAACTTTGTCAGCCATTTCTTGAACAACATCTACCTTTTCTTCTGGTAGATCAATATAGTGTTCCGTGAATAGATTCTTCAAACCATTGATGAAATCTTCGGTGATTTCTGAACGTAGTCCTGAATCAACAGCCAATTGGTTGTCTGTCATCCATTCTTCTACCATGTAGTTCAGGTAGTCATCAATCTTTGTTGCGTAATCTTCTTTCAATTCTTCGATAGCAAGTTCGAATTGTTCTTGTAGTTGAGACTCAACTTCTTCTGCAATTTGTTCTACGCGAGAAATGACAGCAGCTTCAAAAATTGTAGTTGCTTTAGATACGAATTCTTCGGATAGTTGCTCACCTTGTAGTAGAGCATCAATGTCTTCTTTCATACCTTTTTTCATCATTTTCTTCATCATCTTTTTGTCGGCGGCTTCGTCTTCGTGACCTTCTTCTTTTTCTTCTTCAATCACATCACCGTCTTCGTCAACTTCTTCGTGTTGTCCACCGTAAGACTGGAACGTTGCGCCTGGGTTCTTAACCATTAGCTGTGTACCTTTTTTGCCTTCAGGTTGTTCAACTGAGCCTTGCTCTTGTGGTTGACCCGATAGTTTTCCGCCTGGTTGAGAACCAACTGGTGGTGTCGAGCCTGGAGCAGTAGCTGTTGGTACGCCTCTGGTTGCATCTGGTGCACCATCGGTTGTTTTAGTAACTTGAGTACCAATGTCGCCGGCATCTTTAGTGCCGTATGCAACATCGCCGGATAGTTTTGATGGGCCGTCTTGGCCACTACGCTTTGAAGTTACGCTATTGTTTAGAATGTCAGCAGCGGCTTCAGATAAATTGAACTTCTTACCCATTTAAGTGTCTCCTTGGTTTATATGTGGATATTTATAATATTAAAGTTTTCTAAGAAAGGACTCAAAAATGTCTAATGAAACAGCTTCAATGTCCTTGCTCGATGCCTTTTTAATTGCAACAATAGCTTGTTCATGATTTTGTTCTGTCCATACTCCATTTACTAACATCCATTCCTTACCCTCCATAATGCCTTGCACAAAAGCGCCAGGTGCTGATGGATCAGCTACGATATCTGCCGCTGTGGCTAGATAGAAATCGGGTTGAACAACGTTAACTCCGTTGACCATTTTAAGTGAACCCATGCCGCGAGAAGAAACACCTAATTGTGCTCCACCTTCAACAAGACTTCTTGCAATGTTACCCATTGGTGTATCAAGAATCTTTGCTTTACCAATCCACTGATTGCCTTCTTCCTTTAATCTCATGATCATATGAGAAACTCGGTCAAGGTTGATTGTTGGAGAATCAGGATGACCCAATTCGCCGAATGCGCGATTTTTATTGATATAATCTTCTGTGTAACGGTGTACTTCTTTTCTCAGAGTATTGAACTCATATATACGACCGTTTTTATTTTTCTTTTCGGCAACAAGAAAGGGTCCTTCGATGTGAAGAATTTTCTTACCGTCTTTTTCTTCGGTTAAATAATTAACCGTTTCGTTAATTTCTTTAATTAGTTTCATCTTATACCCATTGTTTTTCGTTTTTGTAACGATATTTTTCTCTTACGTAAGATTTGGCTTTTCTTACCTCTTATTTTAATCTTTGCTCTGCGTGCCCCCATCTTTCGCCTCTGGCGTTCTTGTGAAGACATTCTAACCAATTTGCCGGCGCGTATGGTATAGCCTGGTGAAGAAGATACTTTTTTTCTTCTCTGTACAACACCTGCACGCACACGTATACGCACCAACCTTGTTCTTCCCATCCTCTGAACATTAGCTTCTATTAGACGCAATTTTTCAGATTCTTCTGCAACTATTCGAGCTTTTATTATTTCTAATTTTTCCTCGAACAGTTCTTCTATTCTTTCATCTATTAACTTTCTTGCTTCCGTTAGGTTACCAGAAAGAAAACATTCCAGCAAATTCATTATGGTCTCAAGCCATAACTGCCGTAGTTGAATGCCGCTGGGTCATTAAATTGACCGCGTTGGTAATGTGCATTGTTTTTACGCAGTTCTAAAATAATTGTGTAACTGTCTCCGTTCACCATACCGCGTGTGGTGATACCTATATTGCCATTTGAACCTGGTGCACCTTCTGTTGGATTTGGAATTGTAATCCAGTTGCCTGCTCCATCATACTCACCATTACCATTTAAGTAGAATGCTGTGTTTGATGCCGTAGCGGTCCAAAATAAGTCTACGTCAGCATTTGCTGATGCAGAGCAATCATA